CAGGCTGCACCAATTCTGCCATTACCTCATCCACCGACTCATACGGTCGAAACACGTCCACCAGTAACAACAACTACGACCACAACTACGACCACAACCACGTCGCCGGTAGTTACGACTACAGTGCCGCCGACAACTACAACGATAGCGCCGGCTACAACTCCAACAGTCAATTTAGCGCCTATCGTTATCACGGTAAATAATGTCGAGTTTAGTTGCGAACTGGTTTACTAATGACTAAGTTTCATTCAGACCTATATGAGTTCCAGGTTGAAGATTGTAGTCGGATAACTCAGTCTGATAAAGAACACCACCTTATTGCGAATGAAATGGGTACGGGTAAAACTTACGAAGCTATAGCTCTGGACATTTATCGGAGACGACAAAAAGATTACACGAATGCTCCTACTTTAGTAATAGCACCTCTAACAACCTTGGGGGGTTGGAGAAGGCACTTTGAGGATTTAAGCGACCTCAAGACGTGCGTAATCGACAGTAAGAATCGATCTAAGTTTCTAAACGATTTGATGGACTACCAGTCAGACGTATATATTCTGCACTGGGAGGTCTTACGTTTAATGCCAGAACTAACTAAAGTGGGATGGCATCACATTATCGGGGACGAAATTCATAAGGCCAAGAATCGTAAGGCTAAACAAACCAAAGCTTTGAAACAGATCAAAAGTAAGTACAAGTTAGGATTAAGTGGTACACCCATTATCAATAGACCCGACGAATTGTGGTCTATTCTTCATTGGATGTATCCGAAAGATTACCGAAGTTATTGGCGTTTTTATAACTCATACATCCTATATGAAATCGGCTATCCCCACGGTTATCACATAATCAAGGGGACAAAAAATATGGACGTATTAAGAGAAGAGATCAAACCTATTATAACTCGGCGACTAAAGAAAGACGTTCTAAAGGACTTACCAGATAAGTACTACACAGATATAACCGTGCAACTTAGGGGAGCACAACGTCGAGCTTACGATCAAATGAAGAGCGAAATGATTGCCTGGGTTGGAGAAAATGAAGATCAACCCGTGATAGCTCCAGTAGTAATTGCCAAATTAGTTCGATTACAGCAATTCGCTTTAGCTTATGCCGAAATGGATGAAGACGACGGAGTAGTCTTAAAAACTCCTTCCGCTAAGTTGGATGTATTAAAGGATATTGTCGCTTCAACTGCCGAGAAGATCGTAGTATTCACACAGTTCGTTAAAATGGTTGATCTTGTTCTTGAACATATTCCAGGTTCTGTTGCTCTTACGGGACAAACAAGGCACAGAGAAGAGGTCATTCAGGAGTTCCAGGAAGGCTCCACGCAGGTACTTGTTTGTTCTATTGGAGCAGGTGGGGTAGGCATTACTTTGACTGCGGCTAATAAAGTAGTATTTCTTGACCGAAGTTGGTCGCCCGCAACGAACCTTCAAGCGGAGGATCGACTTCACAGGATTGGGCAGCACAACGCTGTTCAAGTAATAGACATCATAGCAGAGAACACTGTAGATTTAGGCCGAATGCAAAGATTGGGGCAGAAATGGGCATGGATCAAACAACTACTCGATCAATAATCAGAACATCAGATCGAGGTAGGTTCAAGAGGTGTAGAACGCAGTGGGATTTTGAATCTCCTATGCGTCAAGGCTACAGGTATACTCCGGGTATCAAAGCTTTAGACTTCGGAATAGCCGTTCACGTGGCGCTAGAAATATTCTACGACCCAGATCGGCTGCACTATCCCAGGGCGCAGCGAGAAGGCTTTGCGCTTAGAGCCTTCACAGACTCGTGCAATCAGCAGAGGGCTAGGATATTACTAGCTCAACCTAGTCTCGCTGTAGAGACCGAGCAAGACTTTGCTGAACGCGAAATTCTAGGGAAGGGCATGCTCGAGCATTACTTCCTGTGGTCTGTAGAGCACGATAACTTCAAACCCGTCAAAAGTGAAGTCGAGTTCGAAGTGCCTATTCCGGGCATGAATGCATGCTATCAAGGTCGAATTGATTTGATTATCGAAAACGAACAAGGAATTTGGATCGTTGATCATAAAACGGCCGCACAATTTACTAATACGGCTTATATGGATTTAGACATGCAAGTTAGTTCTTATTGTTGGGCAATTCGTAAACAGCTCGGCATTCCTGTAGAAGGCGTAATTATAAACGAACTTCGTAAATCAGTACCTAAAGAGCCTCAGGTAAATCAAAACGGTACCATGAGCCAGAATAAGTCACAGAGAACTTCCGCAATAATGTTTCGTAAGAAGCTTGCGGAACTTGGACTATCTGAGGACCCTTACACGGAGTACATAGAACATCTCGAACAGCGGAGCATCTTCTTTCGGCGAACCACTTTATATCGAGGACAAGAAGAACTTGATATAGTCGAACAGTTAATCAAACTCGAAGCCGAAGATATGTTAGACCCAAACGTTCGTATTTATCCTAATTCAAACCGTTTCAATTGTAACGGCTGTGCTTTCTTTGCTCCTTGTTTAGCAAAATTAGACGGCAGCGATTTTGAATGGATCTTAGAAAAGAGCGGTCGTTATACCACCGAAAAATATTGATCCTTGTGAACATACTTTGCCTATATTATACTAGAATAAAGGAGAACAAATGACAACAACAGAAGTACTAACCGAAAACACATTGGGGGGACTTAAGGTTCAGCCCGTCAGTGAACGGCCGCAAGTAGTCAATATGCTTGTATACGGAGATCCTGGCGTAGGTAAAACCGTTCTTGCAGGATCAGCTTCCGAAGTAGAAGCTATGTCCCCAGTGCTATTTATTGACGTAGAAGGGGGCACAATGTCCTTACGCAATAAATACCCTCAAGTCGATGTAGTGCGCGTGGCTAGTTGGAGCGATATGACTAGTGTTTATAACGACATTGCTAGTAGTGCCGACAGCTATAAAACGATTGTACTTGATTCCCTAACAGAGATCCAAAAGTTTAGCATGTATAACATCATGCGAGATCTTGTTATGGGTGACCCAGATCGAGATCCCGATGTTCCTGGTATCAGAGAATGGGGTAAAAATTCAGAACAGATTAGGCGCTTCGTAAGAGCCTTTAGAGATTTGTCCGTGAATACTATCTTCACGGCATTGTCTGCAACAGATAAGGATCAAAAAACAGGGATAACCCTGAGTCGACCTTATCTTAGCGGAAAACTAGCATCAGAAGTTGCTGGTTTCCTTGACATCGTGTGCTATATGTACATACGAGTCGTCGAGGGAGACGTGCGGCGATTGATGCTAACTTCAGGAACTGATACCTGTGTAGCAAAGGATCGCTCTGATTCATTGCCGCCCGTGCTAGAAGAACCTGACATGAAGACAATCCACAACATAGTAACTGGAGCCTAAACATGGTAACTGTAAACTTTGCCGAAATCCCAGACAGTGATTTTAGTGCTATTCCTCCGGGAAAGTATCACGTCAAGATTACTGAGGGTGAAATGCGAGAATCGGGGCCAAATTCAAATAACCCCGGAGCGCAGTACATCAACTGGGAGCTAACCGTCCAAGAAGGAGACCACGAGAATCGTAAGTTGTGGACTAACACTTCCTTATTGCCTCACGCCCTTTTCAGTTTGAAGGGGCTACTACTTGCAGCAGGTGTTGTTGAAGCAGACGCCGCAAGGGAGTCATTAGACTTTGAGATTGCCGATCTCGTGAGTAAGTCCGTTGTTGTAACAGTGGGAGCCCGAGAATTCCAAGGCGAAACTCGAGCAGAAGTCAAAAGATTTATGCCCTATAATCCCAATAAGTTTCAGGCCAGCAAAAAAGCTGAGCTTCTTCCGTAAATGAAAATCTGGAGTCTCCCCCTACAAGCAGCGGTGCGTACGGCGCTAACACACTTGTGGGGGGAGCTCCTTTATATAGAAAGCCCCCTTTTGAATGGACCCAAAGCGGAGGGCAGTCTATGAGTTTATATTCGGGGAAGAAGAAGGCCATTTTTGTGTAGCAACTAGAAACGCTAGAACCGGCTCTTTTAGCGAGAAATTTTTTCGCTACCCCGAAGAACTTGACGACGCCTTAGAACACAGTCAGCGATTACGTGTGACATGTGACGTATGGTTTTGCCCACAATTATTTTCTCATGCCCGAAGGAAAAAAGAATACGCACAATTAGTAACAGCTGCCTGGGGTGATTTAGACGATTGTCATTATGACAAGATGTTGGTTCCACCCACGATTGTGCTCGAAACATCAAAAAATAGATTCCAGGCCCTGTGGAGATTTGAAGAACCTATTCATCCCACGGATGCCGAAACTATTAGTAAGCGCATTGCCTATTTCCATGAATCTGAAGGAATGGATAAATCAGGTTGGGATCTAACTCAACTGTTACGCGTACCTTTAACTTTGAACCACAAATATGCTAACACTGTGGGTCTGCGGGATGTAACTGTTGAGATTGCCCGCCCAGAGCGTAAATATACACCTGAATCTTTTTCTGATTATCCCGATGTAGCTCATTCAGAAAAGTTAGAACTGCCTTTCCCCAAAGAACTTCCTGAACTTTCTGCCGAAGATTTACTCGAAGAGCATCGTTTAACTATCAATCCTCGAGTTTGGTCTTTATTCGAACAAGAACCTTTTAC